ATACATAGCTAGACCACAAACCGCAGAGATATTTTTTGAAGATGTATTAATGTCTTTGATATTTTACGGAATGCCGTTGTTAGCAGAGAATAACAAACCAAGACTGTTATACTATTTAAGACGAAGAGGGTATAGAGGCTACAGCATGAACAGACCAGATAAAATATGGAACAAGTTATCAGTTGCAGAAAAAGAAGTTGGTGGTATACCAAACTCAAGCGAAGATATTAAACAAGCACACGCGGCTGCAATTGAGATGTATATAAACGATCACGTAGGATTAGTTGAAAATGATAATTATGGGTCAATGTATTTTAATAGAACACTAAACGATTGGGCTAAGTTTGATATAAACAAAAGAACAAAGCATGATGCAAGTATAAGTTCTGGTCTAGCTATAATGGCTTGCAATAGACATTTATACAGACCAAATAGAGAAACAAAAAAAGAACCACTAAACTTTACACTTTCTAAATTTTCAAACGAAGGTGTAACTTCTAAAATAATTAAAAATTAAATATGGCTGAGTCAGTTATAAACAAGCTTCCAAGTCAAGTAGTATCAGACGCGGAGAAGATAAGTTACCAATACGGATTAAAAGTAGCTAAAGCTATAGAGTCTGAATGGTTCGATAAACACAACGATGGGTTTTCTAGTGGTGGTGCTAGATTCAATAATCACCAAAATGATTTTCATAGATTAAGACTATACGCTAGGGGCGAGCAAGCTGTTCAAAAGTATAAAGACGAATTATCTATAAATGGTGATTTATCCTATCTTAATTTAGACTGGAAACCTATTCCAATTATTCCTAAGTTTGTTGATATAGTTGTTAATGGTATGGCTGAAAGAAACTACGATATAAGAGTATTTTCTCAAGATCCATATGGCGTAGCTAAAAGAACTGAGTACATGGAAAGTGTACTTAGAGATATGAAGAGTAAAGAGTTTAACGAAGCTGCTAAGCAAAGCTTTAATATGAATCTTTATGAAAATGATAAAGAAACTTTACCAGAAACAGAAGAAGAGTTAGAGTTACACATGCAGCTTACTTACAAGCAAGCAACAGAGTTAGCTGAAGAACAAGCTATAAATGTTTTACTAGAAGGTAATAAGTACGAGCTTACTAAGAAAAGATTATATTATGATTTAACTGTTTTAGGCGTAGCCGCAGTTAAAACAAACTTTGATACATCTTCAGGTGTAACAGTTGATTATGTAGATCCAGCTAAAATGGTTTGGTCGTATACTGAATCACCTTATTTTGAAGATGTATATTATATAGGAGAAGTTAAAACAATACCAGTAAACGAATTGGTTAAACAATTTCCGCATTTATCAAATGAAGATTTAGAGGAAATACAAAGCGCTAGCTTAAGTCAAGCTTATAGATACAACACACATAGAAGAGAAAAAGATAAAAACCAAATAGATGTTTTATATTTTAATTATAAAACGTTTATGAACGAGGTTTACAAACTTAAAGAGACTGGAACTGGAGGAGAAAAAGCTATAGAAAAAACAGACTTATTTAATCCTCCTACAGACAAGGTTGGTGGATATGCAAAACTATCTACTCAAGTGGAGTGTTTGTACGAAGGAGCTTTAATACTAGGAACTGACAAGCTGTTAAAGTGGGAGATGGCTAGCAACATGATGCGTCCAAAAAGTGATTACACTAAGGTTAAAATGAATTACAGTGTTGTTGCTCCTAGAATGTATCATGGAAGAATTGAATCTTTAGTTGGTAGAATTACTTCATTTGCTGATATGATTCAGTTAACACATTTAAAATTACAACAAGTAATGTCAAGAATGACACCAGATGGAGTTTATCTTGATGCTGATGGTTTAGCTGAAATAGATTTAGGTAATGGAACTAATTATAATCCACAAGAAGCCTTAAACATGTTCTTCCAAACTGGTAGTATTATTGGTAGATCATTCACAGGAGATGGTGACCCAAATCCTGGTAAAGTACCTATTCAAGAAATATCAAATGGAGCTGGTGCTGGTAACAAGATTCAAACGTTAATAGCTAATTACAACTATTATCTACAGATGATTCGTGATGTTACCGGACTTAATGAAGCTCGTGATGGTAGTTCTCCTGATAGAAACGCTTTGGTTGGTGTTCAAAAACTAGCGGCAGCTAATTCAAACACTGCAACACGTCATGTTTTACAAGCTGGTTTATTTTTAACAGCTGATGTAGCAGAACAGTTATCATTAAGAATATCTGACGTACTAGAGTATTCACCTACAAGAGATGCATTTCTTCAGCAAATAGGTACACACAATGTCGCCACATTAGAAGAAATGTCAGAGTTACATTTGTATGATTTTGGTATATTTATAGACTTACAACCAGATGAAGAAGAAAAACAAATGCTTGAGAATAATATTCAAATGGCATTAACACAAAAAATCATTAATCTTTCTGACGCTATAGATCTTAGAAATGTACACAATATAAAACTAGCTAACCAATTGCTTAAAATTAGAGAAAAAAGAAAAGCAGAAAGAGATCAGCAGCTACAACAGCAAAACATACAGGCTCAACAACAGGCTCAACAACAAACTCTTGTAGCTCAATCACAATCAGAAATGCAAAAACAAGAAGCTTTAATACAATATCAAATACAACTAGAAGAAGCTAAAGCAGGTTTTAAAGCTAATAATTTAACACAAGAGGCTCAAATAAAAAAAGAGCTAATGGAGATAGAGTTTCAATACAACATGAAGATGAAAGAAATGGAAGCTCAATCTAAAAACGTGTTAGAAGATAAGAAACAAGGACAACAAGCAAGTAAAACATTTGAATCAGCAGGTAATGATGAACTTAGAACTGGTTTGAATTTAAATCAATTTTAAAAGAATTTTTTAATTATTATATTATATTATGGAACAAGAAGAAAAAGCACAAGACGAAAACGTTACTAAGGTAAGTTTAAAAGCACAAGACTTAGAAACAATTACAAAAGTAGATTTAAGTAAACCACCTAAAAAAGAAGAAGATGCCGATCAAAAGCAAGAAGCAACAGAAGTGGTTACAGATGAACAAGCCGGAGCTTTACAAGAAGTGGTTGAAGAAGTATCATCAGAACAAACCTCCGTTCAAGATGAAGA